TGCATATTTCTACAGCGATCCGCAAATCGTTTACGAAGTGCAGGCTGATGGTTCGTTGGCGCAAACGTCAATTGGTGATGAAACCGATCTGACAAATGCCACAGCGGGTTCTACAACCACTGGCCTTTCTCAGTCAACCGTAAGCACAACTCTGGCAGGGGCAGGCAATGGCAAGACATTCAGAATCATCAATCTTGCTTCGAATGCCGATAACGCTTGGGGGGACGCATATACCAATGTCCATGTAACGATCAATGAACATCAATATACAGCGGTCGTTAACGCGATCTAAGGAGAATAAGACATGAGCGCACCTATGCGTAGTACGGACTTTCGTTCAATCGTAGAGCCGATAATGAACGAATGCTTCGATGGCATTTATGATTTACGGCAAGATGAGTGGTCAAAAGTTTTCAAAGAGCAAAACGGTATCCCTCGTAATTATCACGAAGAGCCTGCATTGTACGGTTTCCCGGCAGCGCCTGAGCTTCCTGATGGTGCGGCAGTAACGTACCAACAAGGCGGCGTGCTGTTCATGAAGCGTTATGTCTACCGCGTTTATGGGTTGGCATTCGCTTTAACCAAAGTGCTGGTAGAAGACGGCGACCATATCCGTATTGGTCAGACCTTCGCTAAACACTTGGCGCAATCGTTGATTGATACTAAAGAAACGCTTTCGGCCAACGTGCTGAACCGCGCTTTCAATAGTAACTACATCGGCGGCGATGGCGTGGCTTTGTGCAGTGCTTCGCACCCTATCTCAGCAGGCAACCTAAGCAACCTCCTGACCACATCTTCTGTACTGTCTCAGACATCCGCAGAGCAGATGTTGATTCAGATCAGAGGAGCGCAGGACAACACTGGCAAGAAGATTGCATTGAAGCCAACGCAGATTATCTGCGCACCGGGCAATATGTTCCAGGCTGAAGTTATCCTGAAATCGGTTCTGCGGTCAGGCAATGCCAACAATGATCTTAACCCGATCAAATCAACTGGCTCACTGGCTGATGGCGCTACGGTTATGTCGCGTTTGACATCGGCCACAGCATGGTTCATCCAAACTAACGCGCCAGAAGGGCTTAAGCTCATGATGAGGCGTAAACTTGAGAAGACTATGGAAGGTGACTTCGAGACAGACAGCATGAGGTACAAGGCCACTGAGCGTTATGACATTGGCTGGACAGACTTCCGTGCAGTTTGGGGAACTTCAGGCGTTTAAATACCACGGCGCGTGAACGGGCAAAACTGTTTGCGCGCTAACTATTTACTACTCAAATACAAGACAAGGAGCACATCGTGCCAAAATTTACAGACGATTTATTCTTAGGATCAGCAGTGACATATCAGGGCGTTGTCCCCGCCTCAGCGTTGGGCAATTCTTCACCGATGGAAACCGGAGTCGGACCGCTGGGTAGAATTTATATCCATGATGTGGTTCCACTTACGCTTAACTTGGTCGCATTAGCTACGGCTGCCGTGTATACAGCAGCAATCACTATGGTGGCAGGCACGGGCACTACATCCGTCATTAGGCCAGATGGGGTAACTGTTACGCAACTAGACACCCCACGGGCTTTATGCGTAAGGACTGGCGCTGGGTCGCCTACAGCGCGAGCGGTAACAATTACGGGTTATGATTATTACGGCCAGCCGATGAGCGAGGTGATAACTAGCAGCGCGTCTGCCTCAACAACGGTTAACGGCAAAAAAGCATTCTGGCAAGTTGCCACGATGACAATAGCAGCAAGCCCCGTGGTTACAGTGCAGGTTGGAACGACTGACATTATTGGCGTGCCGTTGGCCGTGAGTAATCTGGGATACGTTGCTAGATGCGGATGGGATAGCACTCTTGCTGAGAATACAGGTACATTCACTGCTGCTGTTGCTACATCTCCTGCAACCACGACGACTGGTGATGTACGTGGGACACTAGCATTAAGTTCTGCCGCAGATGGTGTAAAACGGCTTGTTGTTGGAATATTGTTGCCATCTAATGCGGCGGGTCCAGCGGCAACTAGACTTGGGGCTTTAGGTGTAACCCAAGTATAAGGAGAAAGCAATGCGTCCAATAAGCAAAACATGGGGAAGCTACGCTGCTGCTGATGCCGATTCGATATCACTGAGTCAGTCCGTAGCGTCTGCGGCAGATGCAATTTTAAATGGTGCGCTGGCAGCCACCACAAGTCAATTCGTTTCACAGATTCCACCGGAAGTCTCTAAAGTTATCGCTACGCTATCTGTGTCCGGGAAAGTGTCGATAACTTCAGCGGGGAATGACAGCGGTATGACATTCACGGTGTACGGCACGAGCAATGGCGGATCGTTGATCAACGAAACCATATCGGGCGGGAATATAGCGGCGGTATCAACGCTCAAATCATTCAAAACAGTTACGCGGGTAGCGGCTTCGGCAGCAACAGCGGCAGCGATAACCATCGGCACATTGCAATCAGGCTCTACCGATTGGATGCCGCTTGATATTAATGTTCCGAATCAAGTGACCAACATATCAGTGTCCGTCACAGGAACATTGAATTATTCTGTGCAGTACACTAATGAAGATCCATACGACAATACGCTAGCACATCAAGCCGTGTCGCACCCAACAGCGGCATTGGTCGCAGCCACGACAAGTCAGACAGCAGGAACAACAACAACGCTGATGAGAGCGGTTAGGCTGCTAATTAATTCGGGCAGTGGGTCAGCACTGCTGACAGTCACTCAACAATCTACTATTTAAGGAGAGAATCATGGAAGGATTCGGCAAGTTGCAGAAAATGGGGTGCGGTTGCTCGGTTCCTCACATGAAGGATGGTGGTTATGTCAGCAAAGCCAGAGCAGAAGAAGATCAAGGCTTCAAGGCGACCAAAAAGGCGGTGGGCGGCGCAATCAGTGCCATTGATGTGATCGGTGCACCAGTGGGTGGCTCTGTCGCCCCCGGCAAGCCTTCAGCTAAAGACCGTAGGGCAGCGATGAAGCTCAAGCCGAAAGTGTCTGTTGAGATACCGCTTGCAGCTAAGAAAGGCGGCAAGATGGCAGATGGCGGAATAGTCCCCATCGTTAAGGTGAAGAAAGTAGAACCTGTTAAAGCCAAGCCAGCCGATGATAGTACACCTTCTCCTAAAGTACAGGAAGAAATGAGAAAAGCGCGGGATGAAGCCCGTGAATTAAAAGCTAGAGAAGCCGCCTATAATAAAGAAAGCGGCGAACTGAAGTTTGCTAAAGGCGGGGCGGTCAAAGAATCTGCCAAAGAAGAAAAGGCAGAAACTAAAAAGATTGCGGCTATCAGCAAGGAGCTTAAGTCCCATGAAAAGTTACCCGCATCCAAAGGCCACAAAGGTCTGAAGTGCGGCGGCAAGGTTAAGAAGATGGCTGAAGGCGGTGCTGTTTTACCGGATTACTGGGCGAACAGGAAGGCGACTCGCGAAGCGCAGCCCACGATACCATCCGGGTCTACCCAAATGGCATACCATAACGAGGCAGTGGCTACTCCCGGCACGCTCACCCCTCAAGAACAAGTTGCACGAAGAATCGGGTTGAGAGCCAACCCAACGGCGGGCAATCCACAAACTGCACCATCCGTAACACCGCCACAGGGAGGCGGGATGGTCGACCCATATGAGGCATCCAATGCGGCTTTTGAAAAAGCACACGGGATACCTAAGAGTCGTATGACGCGAGGCAAGACGATGGCGGATTACTACGCTGCCATATCAGGCGGCAATAACCCAATGCTTAGTGGATGGGATAAACCAGCGCCAATTGATGGTGGTAATGGTGGGTTCGGTCCGATGGATCCTAGCAAATTTACTACACCCACACCATCCGTAACACCGCCAAGTGGAAATCAGGTGTTCGGTGGAAACACAGGTATGACTGCCCCGCCATCAACAGGAGGCGGCGGACCATTAGGCTTCCTGAATCAGAATAACCAAGGCCAAAACAAATACATCCCACAACTCGCGCAGATCATCGGCGGTAATCGGCTTGGGTATTTACAGCAAAACGGCGGAACGAAGTTTGAAAGGCCGTCACAGCAAGTGGGCGACCACACGATGTCAGTAGCCGGCATGCGGGCGTTAAATAAAAACGATTGGGGGAGAATAGGACCAGATGCGGACACGTCTAAGGTTCCTCCGAATAATAGCCCTGCACAAAACCCCGTTTATGGTGGATGGGATGGCATACCACAACCACAACCGCAGAGAGGCGGCGCGACAGATTACAGATCGTTGTTCGGCGGGGGAGCACGGAGAGCAATGCCTAATCTCAACGATGCGATATCAGAATTTGGTCCGTCTGCACCCACAATGTCGGACGCTGAATTCCAGCAACGGATGGCGGACAGTCGAAGAAGAAACGCGGAGATAATTGCGGCGGGTGGGCGTCCGTCGATAGATGCTACGCATCAATAACGAAAGGCCGCGATGTCAACATCAGGAACAATAAGCCAGACAGTCATTGATGTCATGCAGTTAATAGAGCATGGCGCGAGGAGGTGCGGCAATTTCTCTGAGGAGCTGACTGTCGAACAAATACAGTCAGCGAGGGAGAGTCTGTACTTCGCGCTGTCCAGCTTGGGCAATCGCGGCATTAGTTATTGGGCTATACAGAAGTCGATCGTCGGCACGAGAGCGAACAAGGGGCTGTATACACTGCCCGTTGGCTCTATCGACGTACTCAACGCCCTATACAGGCGTGTAACACGCAACACGGGCGCTTACAGCGCGTCTACAGGCACTGCTGCGAATGCGTTTGATGGTGATGTCGATACTTCATGCACACAGACAGCAATCAACGGGAATATCGCGGTAACATTTTCGGATGAGGTGTACGCATCTAAATTCGGCATTTTGCCGGGTGTAAGCGGCTCGTTCACGGTAGTTATTGAATACTCAACCGATGGTACTACATGGAGCACGCTGTACGCTCCTGGAATTACGACATGGGTTGATAACACATGGCTTTGGTATGACATCGATCCCGGCCATGCAGTGATGTACTACAGAATGCGCGAGACAGCAGGCGGGACTTTAATAGTCCGTGAATTTGTGGTTGGCAGCAATCCTATTGAAATTCCAATGGCAAGACTTAATAGGGATGACTATACCAACCTCCCCAACAAGAACTTCACATCCAATCAGCCATTGCAGTATTGG